GCGGTTTGGGCGATTATTTTAAGATCGAGTAAGCGGGCGCATGCGGAGCTAAATTTATGTCAAATTTGACTTCGGTAAATTTGAGCCGGCTAAAACGGATGGCTTGAGCAAACTTGGCATACGACAGGAGTCGGGACGGTTTTTAGCGGTTTGGGCCAGTCGGTTTGGCGCGGATACGGTGGCTCCGGCTCAGGCGGTACTTGGCGAACAAGCTGGAGACGCTCAGCATAAATTTCGCTCGCTCCGACCTTAAAATTCGGTAAATTTGCAAATCGGCTTTCGGTTAAATTTACGGGAGCCGATTTTGTATTTGGGCGTTTGATTTTACTCGGAGATGCGGTTTTAAATTTGACAAACCGATACTCGGGAGCTAAATTTACCGCAAAATTTGACTTTGATTTGGGATTTTTATCGGCGTTTAAATATACGAGGCTTGTATTTTGCCGCAATGATTTCTTGCGACGAGTTAAGCGTCAAAGAGTGGCGTAAGTTGTGTTGTTATTTTGGAAAAAATCGCTAGATTTTAGGACCGTAAATGAAGGTTTCATAGGGCAAGTAGGATAAATCTTTTTTGATTTATAGAGTTCCTAAAAATATAGAATGCAAGAAAATTCGCCTGATAAAATTTTCCGTCTCTTTGTTGTAGCCCGATTGTTTTCTTTCTATTATTCGTTTGTTTTCGATTCGTAGGTCGATTTGCGAAAAAAGATATGCGTTTTTGTATGAAACTTTTTTCTTTAATTATAAGAGTTTTGCAAAAATTATGTCGAAAAAATGGTTAAATTTAGCAAAAATATTTAATCTTAGCTAAGCGAAGTTATAATTTATTTTTACTTGATACAACGTCTATTCGGAGATTCGCTAGGGTTTCTAATTGCGATTGTTTTTGGGATCATTTTGTATAATGGTGCCCGAGGTCGGATTAATATTTAGGCATATAGCCACCTAAAATACGCATTTATATTCTTAAGGTTTGCTTTACTCCGTTTTAACTCCGTAAAAAAATTTGGTTGAATTTTGATAAAATCGTGTATCGAACCGTAACAAAAATCGTTAAATTTAAAAAAATTCTATGTCGCTGATCCATGATTTGTTTACGGTGTGCGTGATCTTTTTTATGATGACTCGTTTTATTTCACTCTCTATTTGTAAATTTAAGTATCCGCCGGCGAAAAACGGCACGCCCATACATCTTACATTGCCCTTAAAAACGCTATTTTGTTTGCCTTGTAGATAGCTTTTTGCGATTTTGAGCGCCTCAGCCTCGTTATCTGCTGAAAAAATCTGCCTTTTTAGCACCGGCGCTCCACTGCCGGCTATAGTTACTTTATCTTGCCCCGCCTTAGTATCTCGCCACGTAACCTCGCATGAGGCGTAATTGGGGATTTCGGTTTGCTCAAAATTTAGCTCCAAATACTCATCCTCGTTAAGGCTATATTCCACGCGATCCGCAACTTTGTCTCTGTCGATAAAAATCATCGTTTTGTTTTTGATACTAAAGGTTAAATCTAGGTCATTTGCTATCTTTTCGCAAAACGCGGCGTCGCTCATGTCGTGCTGCTCAAGCTCTACGACTTCGTTTGAACGATCAAAATTTATCTTAGTGTTTAGTCCGTGCTCTTTGGCGATATTTTTGATGATTTGCTTATAACTGAGCTTGATGTGCGATCTGCTTTTGCGATCTTTTAATGAGCTCATAAAATTGGCCGAAATAGCCTCTATATCGTAAATTCTTTTATATTTTGTCTTAATAGTGGCAATAATGAAGTGCCCTAAAAAGAAGCCATCGATATAAATCTCGATGCTATCTTTAAAGCGCGGTGCGGGGCTGCCGTATCCTAGCGTAATATTAAGCTTGTCGGTGTCTTTGCCTTCATTGTCGGTTATACTTATGTTGATCCAGTCCATAGCTGAGGTTTTATCGACGCCGTTATAAAAAATTTGCACTCTCGGCGAGAGGTATTTTGACGTTAACCCCATAGATACGTAACCTTTACTGCGGCTTTGACTTCTATATCAGGCAAATTTACGACATCGCCGCCCGATAGTTTTTCTTTGCCTAAAAGATGCTCGTTTGCTCGCAAAAACTGCGAATAAACGCTGTTGTTTAGGCTATTGTAGTGCTTGAAACAAACCATGTCCAGCGTGTCGCCGTCTTTGGCTAGATATTTCATTTTTCTAACTCCTGATTAAAGATTTCTTGGGCTTTATTGAGGATAACGTCTATATCCTTTTGCGTAAAATCGACTATAGCGGCGTTCATGTGCGTTATGGTGGTATAAGGTCTGGGTGCGCTATACTTGACGCCGTTTTTTGTTTTATAGCTTGAGACGATGCCTTCTTTTGATGCGGTTTTTGTGATGAAGCCCGGTATTTTATAGGGTTTATGCGAAATAAAAAAATCTTTTTTATTTGTTTTATTTTTCTGAATTTTATAGTGCTTGAGTGTTATGACTATCCCGTGTCTCGGCATTATTCTTGCGCTACCGTTGCTACCCGATTCGTATTTCAAATCTCTAATGGATATTTTTTCGTTGAACGTTTTTATTTTTATTTTTAAATCGTTTAGTCTTGCTCGATACGGCTTTAGCCTTTTAGATAGTAGTTTTTTGTCTATATTTAGGCGTTTACATAGGTGGCTATGTTGCTCTTTCTTTGCACGCGTTAAAGTTCTATTCATGGCGTTAATAACGTCGCGTTCTAGTCGTAAAAGGACTTGATGATTGCGATTAGAGCTCATTGCGCCTAGGTTGCCCTTCCTATCAAATATCCCGAAATTTGCAGCTTTTTTGTGTAGTAGGTTACACCGTTTAGCTGAGTTTTAACGAAATTTGCGACGGTTTGGGTGAGCTTGGTGATAAAGATCCTCCTATCGTCGGCGAGATCAAAAGTCGAAATGTCAAGCGGCTTACCGAGCTTAACGAGCTCCTCAAAGCCGGCAAACTCCGCCATATCCTCAAGTAATATCACGGCCTCAAAACTGACCTCGTCCTCGTATCCGCCCAGGTGGGTATAAACGGGCTTTGTGATGGTGTTTTGCTTGTCAAAGTTTATGCTAGTGGTTTTTGATATGCTTAAAATATTGTGCTTTACTTCAAAAATATAACGATCGATGACGATTAACATTTATTACCTTTTTTGTGTGGAGTGTATCAAATCAGGCGGCTAAATTTATACACGTGGCAGCGCGCGAGGTAGCTTAATTTCCGATAAATTCCCGATATACACTCGCTTAAAGTCCGCTTAACTCGCGGGTTATTGATTTGCTTAAAGTCCGCTTAACTATACGGATACAAAAAACGCCTATAACGGCGACGTGGGCGATGCGTGAGCGGTTTATTTTAAAACGTTAGCGTGCAATCCAACTAAAAACGTAACGTGCAAGCCTCTCTTAATAGCGGTGCAAATAAGCTCAAATAAACTTAGGTTCTTCCGGGGGAATATTTCTACTGCGGGGGCTCACGCGCGAAAAGTTGAGAGATATAATAAAACTTAAGGGGGTTCGTTTTCGTTTTTAAGGGCTTTTTGTTAGCAAATTTAAATAAAAAAAGAGATAAAAACTTAAAAAGTATAATTTCATCTAAAAAAATTATAAAAACATTGTTGAAAGCCGTATTTTAGGGGCTTTTAATTTGAATTTTTATCTAAAAAATGCTAAAATAAAGACATTAACAGAGCCACTGACTACAAACCAACTTTTAAAAAATCATAAAATCAAAAAAACGTAATGGGTAAAATTATAGATATTTTCGCAAATGCGATTTTTATCAAGCCGAGGTTAAATTTAACTCAGTGGGCTGAGAAGTTTAGAATTCTAAGCCGCGAGAGCTCAAGCAACTACGGAAGGTTTAGGGCATTTTCGTATCAGATCGAGCCGATGAATGAAATATCAAACCCTAAGCGCCGCAAAATAGTTCTGCTTTGGGGATCGCAAGTAGGGAAAAGTGAAACGATTAATAACGCTATCGGTTATTTTATCCATCAAGAGCCCAGCACTATTTTATTTTTGCTCCCAAACGATACGGATGCCGAGGACTATTCAAAACGCCGTTTAGCTCCGATGTTTCGAGATTGTAGGGTTTTGGACGAGCTCATAAACTCAAACGACGCAAACAATACGATCCTAATCAAAAACTTTAAAGGCGGCAACCTTGCGTTGGTAGGCTCAAATAGCCCAAGCAAGCTCGCAAGTAAGCCGATTAAAATTTTGCTAGTGGATGAGGCCGACCGATGCGAGCCTACCAAAGAGGGCGATAGTATCGAGCTAGCCGAAAAGCGCACAAAAACTTTTTTTGATCGCAAAATCATCATAAGCTCGACGCCGACGGTCAAGGGTAACTCAACGATAGAGGGCGAATACGAGCTTAGCGATCAGCGCAAATTTTATATCAAATGCCCGGAGTGCGGCTTTGCTCAAACGATGAAGTTCGAGTTTTTGGCATGGGATAAAGATGAGAGCGACGAGCCGATCTTTGAGAGCGCGCGCTATCAGTGCTGCGAATGCGGCGCGCTTTTGACCGAGCAGCAAAAAAACGAGGCGGTAAAGGGCGGCGAGTGGATCGCCAGCAATCCGCGCTCAGACGTCGCAGGATTTTTCCTAAACGCGCTTTATAGCCCGTTTTACACGATGGAGGACGTCGTAAAGGATTGGTATCGTTCAAAAGACAATCACCTTAAGCTCCAAACCTTTATCAATACCATCAAGTGCGAGAGTTTTGAGCCGCCGGCTATCAAGATCGACGAAAACGAATTTTTAAGCAGGGTCGAGGAATACGACGATCAAAACTTGCCGGTTGAGGTTAAATTTATCACCGCGGGCGTGGATATTCAAGACAACCGCACCGAGATAAATTTCATCGGCTGGGGCAGAGGGCTAGAGGCGTATTGTATCGAGCACGTTCAAATTTGGGGCAATACCGACCAGGATAAGGTTTGGGCGGATACATATCAGTATCTTTGCAAGAAATTTAAAAAAGAGGACGGCAGGATACTTTTTATCTCGCTCGCGCTCATTGACAGCGGATTTAACGCCGAGCGCGTTTATCGCTTGGTGAGCCTAAATAAAAAATTTATCGCCACGAAAGGCTTAAGCGAGCAAAGTGGCAAGGCGTCGTTTTTAAACAAGGTCAAGACGATCCAAAAGGGCGTTAAATTTATGCCCGTTGGCACTTATGCTGGTAAAAACGAGCTTTACCGCCTACTTCGCATTAACAAGAAGGGATCAGGGTATTTTCATTTTAGCGAAAGCTACAAAGAGGAGTTTTTTAAACAGCTCACGGCCGAAAAAATAGAAAAAACCAAAGACAAAAACGGGTATTTAAAACTGCGATGGGTAAAAACTAGAGATAGAAACGAAGCGCTAGACATTACGCTTTTGGCTTATGCGGGCGCAAAAATGCTAAATTTGGCATTAAAGGGCAAAAGATGAAAATAGAAAAATTTACGCCGAAAACCAAAGAGCAACACGGGAACCCGCGAAGCAGGGCTTTAGGTGGGTGCAGGGAGCGAAGCTACCGCCCGCAGCACGGATTTAATTCGCGCGAGGAATAAGAAATGATAAAAATCCACGACAACCTAAAGATCAAAAAGACGCGCTACGATTTCACGATCAGCATCGACAACGCATCTACTTTTGAGCTACTTTGCGAGGCCTACGAGATGAAAAAGAGCGATATGATAGATCTCATCATAGAAAATTTCGCCAAAGGAAATCTAAAACTAAAGCATCATATCCAAAACATCGCCGCTCAAAAACGCGCGCTAAAGGCAAAGTGCGAGAGTGAATTGTCGCTTTTTGCAAAGGCGGACGACGAATGCGCGCCGCGGAGTTAAAAATGGACGTGACGACTAAGGAACTAAGCGATATTTTATCTCTCACACAGCGCCGCATCCAGGATCTGGAAAACGAAGGAGTGATAAGCAAGATCGGGCGCAATAAATGGGATCTAAAAGAGTGCGTCCAAAGCTACATCGAATATAAAATCGCAAATGCAACGAGCACCTACGGCCTAACCGAGGCCAGGGCGCAAAAGGAATTTGCCGACGCCGAGATAAAAAAGCTGATCTTAGCCGAGAAAAAGGGCGAAGTAGTGCCGATTTTTAAGCTGGAAAAGGATCTTAGCGATATAGCCTCGACGCTGTCGAATAGGCTTTATAATCTCCCCAATAAAATAAAAATGCGCGTAAATTTAAGCGACGAGACGCAAAACGCGCTAAACTACGAGATAGAAGAAACGCTAAAAGAGCTTAAAGAATCTAAAATTTACAAGCAATACGCTTAAATTTAAACCAGCCTCGCTAGCTTTAAATTTGCCGCATCGGTTAGAAATTTAGAGCGATTGGAGCTTACTTTGTCGATAGCTTCGAGTAAGGATTCGGGCAAATTTACGTTTACGCGCACGCGTTTTTCTTCGCTAGCTGGCTCGGGTATTGTCGCGCCGCTTTCGAGTAAAGCTTCCAAAGTAGCCCTAAACGCCGCGTCAAGCTCATCCAAGGCCTCGTTTTTGCTCTCTCCGTCGCCGTAAAAAAATGCTACGCCGTTAAATTCGGGCATAAAAGCTCCCCATCCTCCGCCCTCGCTTTGCGGTATTTTTTTTAGCTCTATTTTATAGGGCAAATTTAAGTAATAATCTATATTTTTTTTCATTTACTCTCCTTTTATCGCCTTTAAAGTCGCTCTTACGTAGAAAATTTTCATAGGCTTGTGATAAGGTAGCGTTATCAGTAGCTTACCGTTTGAAAAGCTATGATGAGATCCTTTGATGCTTTTTAGCTCAAATCCGTTATCTAGCAAAAGTTTTTCTAGTATCTCAAATCTTACGTTTGTCGGATTATTTTCAAGCTCTTTTAATAATTTATCTTTTTTGCTCATTTTTTAAACCTTATATTGTGTATTATACACAAGTATTATTAAAAATCCCTTGTATAAACCAAAAAAGACGTTTTGATAATATGGCGCTTATGCAAACGCCCTGCCACATCTCGGCTCGGCTTTGCAACCAACAAGAGGTAAAGAACAAAATAGGGAACCCGCGAAGCAGGGCTTTAGAGGGGTTAAGGGGATGAAATCCCATACCGCAGGCCGAGCTTTGCTTGGGCGAGGAGTAAAGTTGAAAGCTAGAGAGAAAATCGTAAAAATAAACGAAGCAATCGACGCGGTCATATTAAATTTAAGCAACGGCGTCGAAATCAAAGAATACGAAATCGACAACGTAAGAATAGTAAAACGCTCGCCTCTTGAGCTAATAGACGAGTTAAGGCGCATAAAGTCGCTTTTGATAAAAGATATGAGAGCAAGCAAAACAAACGTTAAATATGTTTTTAGTGGTAAATATTGATGAAATTTTTTAACCTTTTCTCTAAAAAGCAACCCAAAGGCAAAAGCGGATTTTTTAAGCCGCAGGTTAAAGTGCAGATGTTTAGATACCCAAGCATCGAAGCCCCCGAGATCAACCAAGGCGAGCTTAGCCGGTTAGTTAGAAACATCGAGCCCGACCGAGCTAATAAAATTTTACGCCATCAAGCGCGCAGCATAAGCACCGCCGTAAGTCTTGCTAGCGGTTTTTTTGACATGATAGATAGCGAGGTTTTGGGCGAACAGGGATTTATCCTCGATATTGCAACCAAAAGTAAAGATCTAAACACCAAAATTCAAAACGCATTTTGGAGATGGCAGGAGGATTGCTGCATTTACGGCGTTTATGATTTTGAGGATTATGAAGAGCTAACGTTAAATGCGCTTTACAGAGACGGCGAGGCGTTTATTAGGCTCGTGCGCGGCGATACGCTCAAAATGGAGCTAATAAGCGCCGAGAGTATCGATAGCGACTACACCGACGAGAGTAAATTTATATTTTACGGCATAGAAAAACAGAGCAAATTTAGCCTTACGCCGGTGAGGTATTTCGTAAAAAGAGACCACAACGAGCGCCTCGGCATCGAAGCAAAAGACATAATCCACATAAGAAAACCGATGATCGCCGAGCAAACGCGCGGCAACTCAAAGCTAGCCACGGCAATTTTCGACATACACCAAAAAGATAAATTTAAAAAAGCCGAGCTAAACCGTGCGCGCCTTGCTAGCGAAATGACGGGATTTTATACGCAAAAAGACGAGGGCATCATAGGCGGGATAGCTCCGGAATTTGATGAAGACACGGGCGAGTTAACGAACGAAAGCGCCAAAATAGACCTGCCCGAAAACGTAGAAACGGGCACGATGAGGTATTTGGAGGCGGGTATCGAGCCTAAATTTATCGATCCGCACAATCCGACCAATATTGAGTTTTTCCTAAAAAGCACCAACCAAGAAGTGGCGCGATCGCTAGGCATCAGCTACGCTACGCTTACAGGCGATTTGCGCGAGGTAAATTATAGCTCGATCCGTCAAGGTACGACGAGCGAGCGAAGGGGCTTTAAACGCGTGCAAAATTTCCTCCGCCGCAAAATGCACAACGTCATCTTTAAAGAGTGGCTAAAAATAGAGCTTTTAATGAACAGAATATCGCCCAAAGAATACGGCGAAATTTTAGATCATTTTAGCTTTAAACCTCAAGGATGGGAATATATCGATCCAAATAAAGAAGTGAGCGCTAATGCCAAAGCGATCGAGTGCGGATTTAAAACGCGCATCGAGGTTTTGAGAGAAAAAGGGATCGAATACGACACATATCTCGACGAGCTGGAAAAGGAGAAGCAAATCGTGCAAAAACTGCAAGAAATAGAAAAAATCAGGAAAGGAAATAGCGGCCGTGAATGAGAATATTTTAAAAGACGCACGCAATTTTAGCGTAAATTTAGGCAAAAATGCGGCGTTTGACGACGAAGCAAAAACTATTAGCTTTATCGCGCTCTCAAAAAACAATCTACATAAAAGAGTTAGTTTTTGGGGCGACGAATATTATCTAAGCGTGGATACTAGCGGGGTTAAATTTAACGCCAAAACGCTTTATTTAGACCATGACCCCACGTTTGCAAATGCAATCGGCGCGATAGTCGAGACTAAATTTGAAAACGGAGATTTTAAAGCCAAGGTTAAATTTAGCGATGAGGTAGCTAGCTCAAAAGAAGCTTATGCGAAATATAAAGCCGGGCTTAGCGATAGCGTGAGCGTTGGATTTGGAAACTACAAAGTAAAAGAAATGGACAAAATAGAAGGAGTGGAGCATTACCAAATTTATGAGGGCGAGATCATCGAACTCTCGGCCGTTTGGCAAGGAGCTGATCCTAACGCAAAAATATCAAAATTTAATCAACCAAAAGGAGAGAAAATGCCAATGAACGAACAAGCAGCGCCGCAAGAGGGCGCAAAACTAGCCGCAACGCCAAGCGCCGGCGAGCTTGCGAAACTAAACGAGCAAGTAAGATCAAGCGAAGAGACTAGGGCAAACATTATCGAGCTAGCCCATATTTTAGGCCGCGAAAAAGAGGCGCTCGCCGCGATAAGCGCAGGCAAGAGTTACGCCGAATTCAGCAAAGAAATGGCCGAACTAAACGCAAAAAGCGAGATCAAAACCGTGAATATCATCTCAAAACGAGATAATAGCACGTGCTTTAGCCTCGCAAACGTCATCAAATCAGCCGTAGATAGAAATGTCGATTTGTCGCGCGAGATGGAATACAGAGGCAAAGAGATCGGGCGTTTTGCGTTGCCGGACGAGTTTATAGCAAATTTCGCCGACGGAGTAACAAGCACGACGACGGCAGCCGGGGCGGTAAATAGAGAATACCGCGGGGATTTGCTCATCGAGCAACTAAAACAAGATAGCAAACTGCTAAATTTTTGCACGTGGCTACCGAACCTAAGCGCAAATTTGACTATCCCGCGCGATACGTCTAGCATCACCGCGGACTTCGTAGAGGAAGGTAAAAGACGCGACGCCGACAAGATGACGTTTGACAACATCTCGCTAAGCCCTCACACCCTAAACGCAAATATCATCATCACTAGAACGATGCTAAACATGAACGCGTTTGAGCTTGAGAGCTTTGCGTTTAAAAAGCTAAAAGATGCGATCCGCAAAAAGATAGAGCAGACGCTACTTTACGGCAACGGAGTCGTAAAAGGGCTATTTGCCACAAGCGGAGTGCCGACCGTCACCGGATACATGACTGCGCCTACTTTAGAGCTTACCTTGGCCTTTGGCGATAAGCTAGACGCAGCCGGACTTGATACCGAGCACTCGAAGTTTTTTATCAATGGAACGGACATCAGCAAGCTACGAAGCACGAAGCGCGGCAACAGCACCGAGCGCATGCTAATCGACGTCGGAGATAATGACCTTCAAGGATACGCCTACTACAAAAACAACAACCTAAAAGCAGGCGATGTGATCTTTGGAAACTTTGAGGATATTTGGATCGGAGCGTTTGGATCGCTTGAAATCCTGCCGCTAATGCAAGAGGGCGGAAACGTCTTGCTTCAGGCATTTTACGACATCGACGCGAAGCTAGCACGCGAGAAGAGCTTTGCCATCTCAAAAACATCCGCTTAAATTTAGCGTAAAGGCGGGCTCGGCTCGCCTATAAAATGGGAACCCGCGAAGCAGGGCTTTAGGGGTTTTGAAAGGGCGCAGCCCTTCATCGTAAAGGCGGGCTTGGCTCGCCTGCGAAATAAAAAAAAGAAAGGTAAAAAATGAGCAAATATATAGTTTTATACGCCACGTTAATCGGCGTTGATTTTTGCGAAGAGGGAGACATTATCGAGCTACCGGATGGAACGGATAGAAATTTTATCGCACGCATGCAAACCATCGGAGCGATCGCGCCTTATAAAGGCAAAAAGGCCGTAACTGCAACCAATGACAAGGTCAAAGACGAAGATGGTGACAAAACCAAAAAAGACGGCGAAAAAGAGGATAAAAAAATAGCATCCCAATCCGACAAAGAAAAGGACAAAGACGCTAAAAAAGACGATAAAAAACCGCCCGAGGACGACAAGGACGCTAATGCCAAAGGTTTTGACGAAAACGGCAATATAAATGATTAATTTAGATATGGTGAGAAACGACGTCAAGGGCATCTTAAATCAAAACTTTAGTATAAATTTGAGATGCATAAGGACGGACAAGCTCATCAAATGCCATTTTAACGCAAACTCTAGGATCATTTACGAAAACGGGGCGGTAGGCACGGAGATAACCGCCCTAATCACGCTTGAAGATGCGAAAAATCTAAGATTAAAAGACGAGATTGAGATACTGGGCGCTAGATACGAGATCACGAAAAGCGTGCTCGAAAGTCAAGTGCTAAAAAGACTATTTTTGAGAGAAATTTGATGTCAAAAAAATATTTTATAGAAGAGCTACAAGTTCCAACGCAGGGCAACACACCCCCGCCGACTCAAAACGTCCGGGCGCAAATCGTGGATGCCTTAAAAAAGCATTTGGAGGAGCTAAATTTTAACGTTGAGGTTTTTGAGATATATGTATTCGATAAAGACAATCTGCCGCTAATTATCATAAAAGACACCGACGACGCAGTGGAGGCGGTGAGCTTTGAGCGGATCAAGCACGAGCTAAGCGTGAGTATAAATTTGATCGATTCGTCGTATAGCAAAAATGACGAGCTGCTTTTAAAGGTGCTGGATAAGCTAAAAAGCTTTGAGGGCAAATTTAACTTTATGGCGCTTAACGCCGTAAATCGCTCAAATATCGAAGTTTTAGACAAAGACTACGTTATGACCGAACTGAGGCTAAATTTCGTTTATCATACGCAGCTTTGGAGCGTTTGATGCAATATATCGGCACGATCTGCGAAGTGAGCGAAAATAAAAGCTTGGTAAGAGTCGAATACCTAGGCACGAAAACAAAGCTCATCCCCTACGTTCAAAGCGCAAACTCATTCAAACGCGCGTTTTCGCCGCCAAGAGTCGGAGAGCAGGCGATCGTCCATCAACTAAGAGACGGCGGATTCAAATGTGCCGTGGGCGCGATCTTTAGCCAAGGATGCCGCGAACCCGAGGGAAGCTCACAAACTAAAGAGATAACGCAATATGAAGACGGCACGATAATCAGCTATGACACATCAAGCTCCACTCTTGAAATTTTATCTCCAAAGTTAATCAACATCGTCGCAAACCGCGTCGCGATAAAAGCTAACGTGAATATCGTCGGGAATTTAGATGTCCAGGGCAACATTCACGCTACCGGAACGATCATCGACGACGGCGGAAATACGCCAAATCACTCGCATTAATCCTTTAAATTTTGTTTCGCGAGTAGCGAAACGCATATCTTTAGGTGGGTCGAGGGAGCGTTTACGCTCCTCGTCGCAGCGCGGATTTTTATTCGCGCGAGAAGTAAGAAATCCCCTTGTATAAATTCTAGCCCAATTTTTATATTATGTCCTCGTTAAAGCCGTAAGGCGGCGTTTTGTCCTTTTCGCCGCCTTATTTTTCTAGGATGAGCGATGTATCAAATAAGCGAATTTGAAAGTATCAGGCGCATTTGCAAAACTTCAAAACTAACCAAAACCCTGCGCCCGACGTTTGGACTAGATAGATATATCGACAAAAAAATGACGCTAAGCGAGCTTTTGGCTCTAAAGCGCGATTTGAAATCTCAAATTTTAACTTTTGAGCCGCGCGTAGAAAACCTTAAAATAGAGCTCACGCCGCGAGCGGATAATATTTTGGACATCAGGATCGGATATACGGCTAAGGGCGAATTTGAAGAAAATGAAATGAGGCTAAGTTTATGAAACCTTTAAGAGTGCCGCAATTTATCAAGCCTCTCGACATCGAAAAAGAGCGCGCTAGCATAGTTGAGGAATTTAAACAAAAGAGCGGCAAGCTCGATTATATTCCGCTCGTGGGCGACGATTATATGACGCTCATCGATATATTTTTGTATCGGCTTAATAATTTTTTTGAGCTCATTAACGTCAAAGTGGCGAATAACTATCTAAATTTTAGCACCGGCGAGTATCTTGATGAGCTGGTGGCGCTAATCGGAATCAAACGAAACGAGGAGGTAAGGCCGATCGCCGAGCTTGAAATTAGCGTAAATTCGGCTACTTTTTTACCCAAAGGCAGTAAATTTACCGACGGGAAAGGGCATTTTGCGTTTTTGCTTGAAGACGCGAATATAGCAGACGAGGCAACGCTCAAGATCGAAGCCGGCGGGTATTTTAAGGAAAATTACGAAACGACGACGCTAGAAATTCCGAATATCTACGTCAAAACAATTAAAATGACAAAACCATTTAGCGGTTTTAAGGCGCGCGAAAACGATGACGAGCTGAGAAGTAGATTTTTACTTGCCTTGCATCGTTTTAGCACCGCGGGAAGCCAAAAAAGCTATCTTTTTTATATTTTAAGTATCGAGGGCATCACAAAGGCTAACGTTTATCATTTGAGTCCGGGCGTCGTGCAGATAGTGTATTTTTCGAGATATGAAAAAAATATCGCCGAAGCGAAAATAAGCGAAGCGCTAAAGGACAGGGTGCCGCTTACCGACAACGTCCTGATGAAAGAAGCGACGCAGATCAAATTTGACCTTGTGATCGAAGTGCGACTAAAACAAGATTATATGTTTGCAGAGGTGCTAAAAAATGCCGACGAAAAGCTGAGGGAATATTTTGCGAACATAGGCATCGGCTTTACTCCGCATTTTTCACAGCTCATCGAGATAGCATTTGATGAAAATACTCGCGCAGTAGAAATCAAAACGCCGATCCCAAACTCAAATCGCGATAGTCTCATAATACTAAATAGTCTGCAAATTTTAAAGGCAGATTAAAAAAATGATAATAACTCAGAATTTACGACGCCGCCGAGAGCGGCGGT